GTAAAGATAAAGCTTCACTAGGACCGGCGCTAACTTCTTCAGCCGCCGCCGGAAATCCAAAAAACGCGAGCATAGGCACGGCGCTTATATGTAATTGATTATCGTAATCACTTTGAATTTGATAGCTTTTTATATTTAGTTCCGCTATATCCTCTAACGGAGGACGACTTTCGTAAATTCCAACTTTATTACTATACGCAATCGAGAAGGGAATAAAGTCTAAAGAGGTTGTTCCTTCTTCTACTTGTCTAAAGTCTCCATCGTCATTTCTTTGAAATAATTTAAAACTATTAGGTTCCAATACTCTTATTTGTTCTATAGTTTCTTCGCCATATTGTCCTTTAGGTTTTACTATTCGTTCTTTAAGTCGAAGTTGCGTTAATTCTCTTTTCCCTTCTTTAACTTCGGTTCTCCAACCAATAATATCTCTGGGCGTATACGGTATCCAATAGGGGCGTCCTCCGTTAGCCGGTGCGTCTACTAAAACTCCAACGTGACCGTATCTAATACATAAACGACTAATATTATATACGAAGTTAGTTAAATTATTTCCCTCTAAATCTACATCAAAAAGTTGCTCCTCTATAGAGTCCGGCACGTCAGATAATCGGACGGGTTTACGCGTAATCATTCCCGCTAGCATTCGTTCCATACGAACGTAATAAGGAGGGCAAACACTTCGGCTTAATCTAACATCATAGCTTTCATCTTCTTCGCGAGGTTCTTGTTTTAGGTAAATTCTAGCTTTTCCTCTTATCTTACTAGTGCCTTCTACTAAATCTTCTATAAGCCCCCAATGACTTTGCATATTTCGCCACGCTTGATTTTGTTGCTGTACTTCCGTTACTTCTATTTCAAAGCTATCTATTTTGTTTGAGTAAAAAGAGCTATACATCGTTTTATTTTAATAATATCAGTATTTAATAAATTCTAATACCGGTTTTTTGTCCCGCTCTAGAATAAATCATATTAAACTCCCTATAACATAAATATCCGAGTGCGTCGTTAAGGTGGTCGTATCCATTTTGTTTATCGGGGTCCCCTGTTTTTTCATCATAGCTTTGAAGCTCTAAACATTCTATTAATCTTTTAGCTTTAGAATATATCGACATTCTAATTTGACCTTTACTATTTTCTAAAACCGCTTGTAAAGTTTGTACCCTATCTTTAACGGGCGGGTTACTTCGTAAGGCCATAGACGTAAATCCGTAACTCTCCAAGATGGCGATGTCGGTTTTGCTCGCATTAATCGTGGACCTAGCGGCTCCGCTCGCATCGGGATAAACAAAAATTTTATTCGTAGGATAGCGCCTTTTAATTTCTCTAGCTAGTGCGTCGGTGTCTCGCTGTTTAACGATTTCGTCTACTACTAATAATTTTCCTCCGGTAGTTACGCAAACTACGGCGTTACAATTCATCACGTTAAAGTCGATACCGATTTTTAAAACTTCATTTTCTAATGGGAACGGCAAAGAATCAATTAAATGTTTTTCTCTACTAAAACGACTATAGACTTGGCCGCTCGTAAGATTACAAAATTGACCATTTAAATAAGCTTGTATTAGTTGAGGAGGATAATTCTCTAATAAAGAATCTATAAACGATTCGGGCAAATATGGATTATCAGAGCTTCTAGCCCTTATTAATCTAGTGTCCGCTTTAGCGTTTTTTTCGAAAGTATCGAACGCCCAACTATGACCTTCGGGAGTAGTAGTAGCGTAGAATTGCTGAACTGTTCCCGATCGTAATCTAGCTAAAGCCATATTCATAGCTTGCTCGGCGTCTCTTTTATTTACCGTGTCGGCCTCGTCAAATCCCACCGCGCATAAATTTTGTCCTCGCAAGCGTTGATAAGTAAGAATAGTTCTAAGTAAAATCGTATGAACTCCTTCTTTAAATTGAAGTTGAAACTCCGGTAGCGGACTAACTCGAAAGGTGTAGGGAATTTGCCATTCTTCTAATAATTCGTTCATAGTTCTCATAAGTATGTCTCTTAACATCGCCGAAGTTGGTTCAAAAATAGCGCTTATACACCCGACATTCATGGAAGCTAAAATTATACTTTTACTAACTAATGCATAAGTTTTACCGGCTCCAAAACCGCAAACTAAGGCTAATTTACGGTGTTTAGTGTCGGAACAAAACTTTTCTTGATGAGGCAAAAGGCTTTTATTTATTTTTTGTTGTACTTCTAAAACGGTAGGTAATTCGTATAATCCCTCGCCGTGTAAAACGTGACCTTGTTTAACGGTTTCTAAAATACTCACGAGCAAAGAGACGCTAATTTTGCGGCGGTATTTATAGCACCTAAAGCGATGTGATATTGTCCGCTTCTTCTAGCTTCCATTTGTAAAGTCGAACATTGAGCTAATAAATCGGCCACCATTTGCGGCCTTTCTATATCCCAATCTGCTTTTATTTGATCTCGTGCTTTATTTAGATAACGATCTATAGTTCTTTCTCCGACCCCCCAGTTTTCCGCCCCAAATCGAATACAATCGGAACGCCTTCCTCCGTTAGCGATTATCCGTGCGCATCTCGCTACTCTTAGTTCAGTTTCGGCTTGAGTAATTCTATTAGCGGACAAAATAAAAAACTTATTTATTAATAGAGTAGCGTATTTATTTCATTACATTCCAAAATAAAGTTTTAGAGTTGCCGTATTTTTTAACATATTCCCAAGCTTTAGCATCGTAATTACTACAACTAGGGAAGGGAGGATTGATTTTAGAATCTTGGCTAAAGTCGAGCGGGTGTATATAAATATTCGAACTAGCTACATCGCTTTTAGATAATTTACGGCCTATTTGTACGACGTTAAAAGAATTACTTTTTAATCCTTTTTTTATTCCCCTTATTAAAACTCCGGACCCCGCTACACTCCAAACTTGATCTAATTCTTCGCCTATAAAATTTTGAACTATTTTAGCTCGTGCTTCTATAGCTTTATCGGCTAAGTGAGTTTCTAATCCAAACGGTAATAAATAAGCTCCGGTCCTTTCGCAATAAGTTCTGGCTTTAGCTTTAACGTTAGATAGATAACCGGCGGGAACTTGTACAATTTTAGCTCCGGCTTTATGAGCTTCTAAAGTACGAGCGTGAGGTTCTTTTCTTTTAGCGCAAAATATAGTGCATTTAATATTTAAGTCTTTAGCGGCATAAGCTAAAGCTATTTGAGCGCCACCATATACGGGAGAAGCATAGACTACTTCTTCAAAACCGTAGATAAGTTTGTCGGTGAAGCAACGTTTTGTACCGCCTTTTAAATAATCGTCTCTTACTACAAAAATATTTTCTATCTTTTCTACTACGGGATTAGGAATCATTTTAAAACTTCGCCTAGATCGTCGTTAAACTCTTCGGGATCTCCAAATTCGCACTCTCCGCAATATTCGGTCGCTTTAAATGCGTCTCCTTTTACAAAGACTAATAAATTTTGATGAGTTTTTCCTATCTTTCTAGATTTACTAAAACCTCGACCGCAACGCAATGAAAGACTTGCTACGGCGGTTACTAATATTATTTCGTTATAAAATTCGAAACCCGCTTCTTTAAAAGCGCTTATCGTATCGGAAACAAAATTATAATAGTTCCCGTTCTTATCTCTTACTTCTCCTACTAAAAAACAAGCGAAACGATTATTATTTAAATTTTTATAGGCTTTAGCAATAATTTTTTTATAGTTTTCTTTAAATTCTTCGTATTTCATAGAACTTAAGTCTCTAGGGTCATCGCTATATTTTTCTAAATCGGCATACGGAGGACAACTAAATATAAGATCGGCTAGCATTTCGTTTTCATTAACTACTCTAGGAAAGTATTTATTTAAGTTTAAAGAGTCATCTACGACCCAATTAATGTCTTTTTCGGGGCATAAATCGGTTTTTTGATTAATATTAGCGGTTATTTGTCTTTCACTAAGGTCGATTCCAAAATATCGTCTATCTAATAATCCGGCGACGATTCCTCTAACACTACCTCCGGCAAAGGGGTCGAAGATAAGAGAACCTTCTTTACTAAACCATCTATAAACTAGTTCCGCTAAAACGGGGTCAAATACGGAGGTAACGTTACCGGCTTCTACTAATCTTTTACCAAAATCGCCTTTAGGAACGTGGTAAGTAAGTTCATCGTCTCTACCTACTTCCGATTCGATGCCTAACTCTAGCCACGATTTTTTTCTATTTTGCCACCACCCTTCGCGAGCATTTAATACGCTAAAAGGGGGAATACCAAATTTTTCGGCTAATATTCCAGAATTATCGGGTTTATCTTTCTTTTCTTCAAATTCGTTTAAATCTTTAGTACTAAACCAATCGCTTATATCGTGTTCTTCCGAAAGTTGCTTAAGCATTTCGTTATCCCATTCAGATAAATCGCTAGAACGATTATCAGCTAAAGCTAAACCGACTTTTTGATCTTCGGTTAAACCGGTTCTTTTTACGGCTATTATTTCGGTTCCGTCAGCCTCTATTACCCTAACGTTATCTATACCGGCTTTTTTAGCGCCCTCTACGGTTCCGTTGCCGGCTAGTATTCTATTATCTTCGTCTATAACTATAGAACGAGCCGCTCCAAATTGTTCTAAAGAATTTTTAATTAGATTAGCGGATTTATCGGTTCTTTTTCTAGCGTTTTTATGATCGCTTTTTAATTCGTTAATTTTAGTCATTTTCGAAATGTTCTTTAAGATTTTCTTCGATAGCTTTATCTAAATTTCTCCACTTATAGGAGTTGTAACCGGTTCTAGATTTTATATGTAAACTTTGGCTTTTTTCGTCAAACCAAAACTCGCCAACTTCGGTATCGTGAACTTTTTTGTCTTTTTCTAAAGTCATATTAAGAAGGGAAAGAGAACATATTTTTCATTTTACCTAATTCTTCTTTTACGACTTGAATATAATACGGAGTTTCTACTTTTTCACCTTTTATTCTTTTATTTCTTATTTCGTTTATATCCTTTGCGGTCTTTTCCCAATTTTTTTTCCGCTCTAAATGTATAGTTCGGACTTTATCTTTTTCTAAAGAACAACCTAAAGATTGATAAATGCCGTAAACGTTTTGAACTTCTCTTATTTGTCCGCTATTTTCTCTATATCCGGTTTTCTCTTCGGTTCCGTATGCTGCTTTACAATGACAAATGATTGCTAAATCCTGACCTCCTCTTAACTCTCCGTTAGGGCCTCTATCGTAATCGGGTATAAATTTATTAACTAAACTATCTCCGTTAGAAACTATACCGGAATCGTTACAAGCAAAACACTCTACTTTAGGAATATAAAAAGTAGTATCTAAATCGTTAGATTTTCTACGGTAACTAAAGGTCATTTAGGGGTTTTTTAAAAAGGACAGCCTTCGGGTATCTCTTCCGAAGGTTTACTAATCATACCTTTTTTTTCTTTTAACGCCACTTCGTTTATTAATCCTTCGTAGCTTTCATCGCGCAACCATCGAAAGGCGTTTGGGAAACACGCCGCGAAGCCTCCCTGCTGTTCGGTTTTATTTTGGTCTACTTTAGCTTTTTTTAGAGCTTCTATTAAATATTCGCTACTTCGTTTTTTTAAAGCTTTTTTATATTCGGCCCAAGCTTTAGGCTTATTTTGTCCGGAGGCTTTTTTATTAATAGTTTGATAAGTAACCCAAAAATAATTAAATTCCTCCGAATATTCTTTTTTAGTATTTTTATTTAGTTCTTTTATATCTAGTTTATTTATATCTAGTTTGGGGGCAGATTTTGCTATAGGGGGGTGCATATTTTTCT